ACAAATTTAAGGTATTTGTAATTCAACTTTTAGAAAAATTAGTAGAACAAACAGATAATGACTTAGATGACAAAGCAGTACAGATCGTTAAAAAAGGTTTAGACATTACATAATGGCACACAAAGGAAAAGGCTCCTGTAAGGGAGGTAAAGGCAAGAAGGGGTACAGATGAAAAAGAAAGCAACCGAAGAACAATTTAACGAGTTGCATAACCTAGTTACTAAAGAATTTCTTGGTCGTATAAAAGGCGGCGAAGCAACTACACAGGACTTAAAAGCAGCTTGTGATTGGCTTAAAGCTAATGACATTAGCGGTGTTGCTTATGACGGAAACCCTCTTTCAAAACTAGCAAAGGTTATGCCAACTGTTGATCCAGAATTAGTACAGGCAAAGCTATATGGCAAGTACTAGCTCTTACTACAAATCCAACCCTGCCGCTAAGCAAAGAAGACTTACGCAGCAAAAAAAATACAACAAAACAAAGAAGGGATTAGCTCTACGTGTTAATGCAAATCGACTTAATAGACAACTTGGAACCTATGGCAATGGTGACGGCAAAGATGCTGCTCACTACAAAGGAAGTACTACGAAAGGAAGACTCCAGAAACCATCAACCAATAGAAAAAGCCGACTCAAAATACGTAAATGACCCCTCTACTACCTAGTCCAAAACATTACTTACACAACTTAATAACCATGACAAGTTCAGATTCTAAACGGCTCTGGAGAAGAGCTATTAAACAGCACTTTAACTGTCAATGTGTTTATTGCGGAGAAACTTATGAAGAAAAAGAACTTACACTCGACCACGTCATACCTCTTAGCAGAGGTGGAGAAACTCTTACAAAAAATATCGTATGTGCCTGTCGAAAGTGTAACCAAGACAAAGGTAGTAGAAATTGGCTCGAATGGATGAGAAAAGTATTTGGCATACAACCATTTAGAGAACTAATTATTCATCAACATATAAGGTAAACATGACATCAACACCTTCAAGAAGAGGGAAGAGTCTAGAAATTTCCAGTCAAAAAAAGAAAACAAAATTTAAGCATAATGCAACTAAAGTTGTTTCTACTGGAAGAACTACTAAAAAAACTCTTTATTGGGATCAAAGATCTGGTTCTTGGAAATCAACTAAAAACAAACCCATGGGAGATGGTCTAAAAAAAGACTTCTCAAAAACAACCTACAAAACAAAGAAAAATTACGAACTTAAAAAAAAGAACGTAAACAAAGAATCTAAGGAAAAACTAAAAATAATAAGTCAAGCCAGAAAGGATGGCAATGCTCCTAAATTTGGAGACATTCGTGGTACAGAAGAAAAACCTAAGAATACTGAGTCAAATAAAGAGTCATCTAACGAAGTAACTCAAAACAATAATAAATTAAAAATTAAAGCAAGTCCAGAAGCTAAGCAAGATTTAAAAGATCAAGCAAGCGATAAGTTTGGCGGAAAATTACCTAACAAAAAGAAAGATCCATTAGCAGATTACAGACGTGGAAAAGGAACAAAACTTGGTAAAGATACAAAAATTACTAAGAGTCTTAAAAAATCTGGATTTACTGAAGATCGTTTAGCTGGATTAAGAAAGAAAAATGCAGAGTTCCAATCTATCAAAAAAATAAAAGATAGAAAGGAAAGGAAAAAGAAAATGGAAGCGTACAGATCTAAGTACGGAAAGTAAAAAATAACCGCCGTCCGAAAGGGCGGCTTTTTTAATGGCTAATCCTATGAATGAAGCATTCAGCCAATTGCTGAGTGCGGTGAAGAATGGTGTAAAGAATGGAAATGGAAATGGCTACAACGGAAACGGAATACCCCATAAATTAAAGATTGGTGAACATGGACCTATAACTGGTGCTCAACATACAATTAACCAAATTAATGCACAAGACTGGACTTGGACTGACGACGGAGCTTTGATTCTTAATAACCCTGACAAGAAAAACTACTATCAAATGGTAGTTGGAGCAGGAGGTAGTAGAACTAAAGCTAATAACTTACTTAGAGATGACGTAAACTTATTTAAGCAACAAGACTCAATCAGTAGAGTTAATCTAATGGGTGAGTCTAGAGTTGGTAAACCTAAAGTTGGTGCTGATAAAATAGCTAAAATAAGTCAGGTTGGTCTTAATAGAGAAACTGCTTACCAACAATCTTTAGCTAGAGGTGAAGCTTGGAGAAGTATGCCTCATATTGAAGGTACTGTAAATAATAGAAAAGCAGTAGCTGACATGAAAAGACTTGGTGAAATGTTTCCTAATTGGGAAGGTTACACACATGACAACTTTGTTAAATGGGCTGAATGGAACAAAGACGGTCTTGAAACAATAGACAGACAAATCAGACTTGCTAATGCTCAAGCAAAAGAATTAGGAACTATAGATCCTAAAACTGGCAAAATTGCAGAATATACAAAAGGTCATGGTAAAGCAGCTTCAAAAGGTGGACCTATGACTGCAAGAAATCTTTGGTTAGAGTTAAGTTCAGATAACTATGGTAGGCAAGCAAAAGACGAAGCACCTACATCTTTATTTGAAGCTATTGGTATTGATACAAGCTATTACGACTCAATGGCTAAATATTTTGGTCTAGTACCTAAGACAGAAGCAGAAATGCTTATGACTGACGACGACATTATAGAATCACTCGCTTCATTTGAATGGGAAACAGTTCTAGAACGACGTAAAGCCCACATAGCCAAGCTCAGACAAGTCAATAACTAATTTATCCACATTCGTACATGAAAGACGTTTTAACGTCCTTACAGGGCGATTTCAAGCTGTTTCTGCAAGCATTATGGGACCAGCTTGATCTCCCTTCTCCAACAAGGGCACAATATGCAATTGCAGATTACTTGCAGAGTGGTCCCAAGCGACTACAAATCCAGGCGTTTCGGGGAGTTGGCAAGAGCTGGATTACTGGTGCTTTTGTTCTTTGGACTCTATTTAATGACCCGGAAAAGAAAATAATGATAATTTCTGCCTCTAAAGAGAGAGCAGACAACATGAGTATCTTCCTACAGAAACTAATTATCGAAACACCATGGCTAAATCACTTACAACCAAAGAGCGACGACGGGAGATGGTCAAGAATTTCCTTCGACGTCGCTTGCGCTCCTCATCAGGCTCCGTCCGTGAAGAGTGTTGGTATTACTGGTCAGTTAACGGGAAGCAGAGCGGATCTAATGATCCTAGACGACATCGAGGTTCCCGGAAACAGCATGACGGAGTTGATGCGTGAAAAACTTCTTCAACTTTGCACAGAAGCGGAATCAATCCTTACGCCAAAAGACGATAGCCGTATTATGTATCTCGGGACTCCTCAGACTACTTTTACTATTTATCGTAAGTTGGCAAGCAGGAATTACAGACCGTTTGTTTGGACCGCAAGATACCCAAGAAACAATACACCTTACGAAGGACTAATAGCTCCACAGCTACAAGAAGACATTGATAACGGCGTAACACCTTGGACTCCTACTGATGACAGATTTACTGAAGATGACCTCGTTGAAAGAGAAGCGTCTATGGGACGTAGCAACTTCATGTTGCAATTTATGCTGGACACAAGCCTTTCAGACGCTGAGAAGTTTCCTCTCAAAATGGCTGATCTTGTTGTTACAAGTGTCAATCCTACTGAAGCACCCGACAACGTTGTATGGTGCTCAGACCCAAGGAACGTACTTAAAGACTTACCCACAGTGGGCTTACCCGGGGATTACTTCTATTCACCCATGGCACTACAAGGGGAGTGGACTAAATACACAGAAACAATCTGCTCAGTCGACCCTTCAGGAAGAGGAGCGGATGAAACAGCAGCGTGCTACATCTCGCAAAAAAATGGCTTTCTATATGTACACGAAATGCGTGCCTACAGGGATGGCTATTCAGACAACACCCTGCTCGACATACTAAAAGGTTGTAAAAAATACAACGTAAATACAATGGTTATCGAATCTAACTTCGGTGACGGGATTGTAGCGGAACTATTTAAGAAACACTTACAACAAACTAAACAACGAATACTAATAGAAGAAGTAAGAGCTAATGTCAGAAAAGAAGACCGTATTATTGATACTCTCGAGCCTGTTCTTAATCAACATAGGCTTGTGGTTAACCGTAGTCTTGTCGAATGGGACTATAACTCAAACAGAGAGGCAGCTCCAGAAGAAAGGCTTCTATACATGTTGTTCTATCAAATGAGTCGGATGTGTAGACAGAAATACGCTGTCAAACACGACGATAGACTCGACTGTTTAGCGCAAGGCGTCCAATACTACATAGATGCACTAGCTATCTCAGCTAGGGAACAGATCAAGCTAAGAAAGCAAGAAGAGTGGAATGATGTACTTGAACAATTCCTAGATGACCCTCAATCTGCTACTAATCACCTTGTCTTAGGACTTGATGTAGAACAGCGTAGAGAGGCGAGGGGTAATGCAGGTAAGAAAGCATACAATAACTGGGTTTAGGTCAAGCACCTCCCATTAGGGGAGAGAAGGGTGGACTCTCCCTCTTAAATACTGTTAGCTGGATATCCATGAAAGATATCACTTCTAACTACTACCACTAACTACTTTAACTATATGGAAGATAAGTTACATATATCCCATTTTAAAGAACTATATAAGAGTCTGAAGACTCCTTTCCCACCTCTTAACTGGTTAATACTAGGTTGGTTGGTTGGGTTAGAACAGAGATGGGTAAATCTGAAAGCAGAACAGACTGTCGATATGGCTATTGATGAGTATCACTTAAAAATGGATGATCTCTCAGAACCTGTATATAAGGCAGTAGTAGAAGAGTGCGAAGATGGATGGACTATAGGATATTTCCCTGATGAAGAGGAGAAAGATGACTAATTATGGCTTAGAAATAGCATTCTGGATGATTCTGGGGTTGTATCTCTTAAACCGTAGTGGGTGCCTCAAAAAATGACAAAAATGTCTGAAGTGTATTATAGACGACGCTCCAAGGACAAATCCCCCATAGGGGTCTCTTTCTAACGCACGGATGCCTGCGTTAATTGATCCCGCGAAACAAGACTTTCGCGACATGCACGAGGTCGACGGATCTATAATCCGCAGCGGCTTCAGTCATACCAAGGGATCCGCTCGCTTCGCTCGCTCCCTGACCGACGAGGTGCCGAGAGTTGATACATATCGCGTGTTGCTAAACATTCGCGACGCGTGGGCAGGCGGATTGTTTTGATCGCGAGCTTGAGAGCTGAGTTTCAAGCGATC